CTTACTTAAAACTCCCGGTGTAGCTACTGAGTTAAAAAACTTTGAAGTTTCTACCAAGGGTGGTTATAGACGTATCAATGGTTTTACAAAGTTTGGTGGTGGTAGTGCAGTACAACCTACAGGTAGTTCAACAACTATCTTAGGTGCAATACCTTATGCAGATGGTGTAGTTGTTTGTGCAGGTACAAGTATTTATTTTAGTCAGACTGGTACAAGTTGGTTAGAAATAAATAGAGCTAGTGTAGCTGGTAGTGGCGATAATCATACAGCTTTTACAGGTCGTAGTGTTGCTGCTAGAACTGGACAAGGACAATGCCAGTTTGCTTTGTTTGAAAGTGCAACATCAGATTACGGTACATTAATTATTTCTGATGGAGCTAACGAACCTTTCTTTTTTAGAATAGAAGGTACAGGTGCTAACATAACTAGCAGAACTTTTTTTGCTGGTGAAATAACAGTAACCGGTACAAAGTCAGTTGAGTATGTAACAGTACATGACAAACACTTAATAGCTGCTGGAGTTGAAGATAATTTAAATACTATATTTTATAGTTCAACTTTAGACCCTTTATCTTTTTCAGGTTCTGGTGCAGGTTCGATTGCTTTAGAAGACCAAATAAAAGGTATTAAAAGTTTCCGTAACGAATTATTTATATTTTGTGAAAACTCAATATTTAAACTACAGAATATAAACAATTCTAGTACGATAGCTGTAATACCAGTTACTAAAAACGTAGGTTGTTTAAGTGGTCATAGTATTCAAGAGATTGCTGGTGACTTAATATTTTTAGCACCAGATGGATTAAGAACAGTAGCTGGTACAGCAAGAATTGGAGATGTTGAGTTAGGAACTGTTAGTAGTAGCATACAAAATATTGTTAGTGATTTAGCTGAAAGTATAAATCTTTTTACAATAAACAGTGTAGTACTAAGAGAAAAATCACAGTACAGATTATTTTATACAAATGTTGGAGCTGCTGATAGTACTCAAAGAGGAATTATTGGCACACTCAGACCTAATGGTTTTCAATGGTCTGAAACTAGAGGACTCGAAGTTACAGCTATTGGTTCTGGTTTTGACAGTACTGGCATTGAGCAATATTATCATGGCGATACTAACGGTAATATTTATCAACATGATACTGGTGATGACTTTAACGGTACTGCTATTTTAGCAAGATATACTACACCAGATTATGATTATGGTGATTTAGGAACTTTAAAAACTTTACACTATCTTAGAGTTTCTATGGCAACAGAAGGAATTGTAGAACCTGATGTACAGATTAAATTTGATTATAACAGTACCGATATACAACAACCTACAGATTTATTTGACTTAGGAGTTATAAATCCACCTTCTTTATTTGGCGATGCAGTTTTTGCTACAAATAAATTTGCTGGACAAAACAATCCAATGATAAGAGTACCGTTGCAGGGCAGTGGTACAAGTAATAATTTTACAGTTATTAGTAATGATACCAAACCAAGCTACACAGTTAACGGACTTTATGTAGACTTTATACCTTCAGGCAGGAGATAATTATGGCACAAACATACACAAGACAAAGTACATTTGCAGATGGAGATACTATTACTGCTGCTTTGTTTAATGATGAATATAATCAGTTAGTAAATGCTTTCGCTTACTCGTCAAGTAGTGCAAGTTCTACTGGACACAGGCACGATGGTACTGCTGGACAAGGTGGTAACATATTTAAAATTGGTGACTTAGACTTTTTAAATAAGATAGAAGTTGATGGTACAAACAATAGATTAGGATTTTATGTAGAAGTTTCTTCTAGTGCCGTAGAACAAATTAGAATACAAGACGGTGCTATTGTTCCTGTTACTGATAGTGATATAGATTTAGGAACAACTTCATTACGTTTTAAAGATACTTTTACTGACTCTATAACTACTACAGGTAATGTAGATGTTGGAGGTAACTTAACAGTCACAGGTACTACAACTTTCAACGGTGGTACAATTACTATGGGTGATGCTGCTACTGATAACGTAGTCTTCGGAGCTGATGTAGATTCAAGTATTATTCCTGATGATGATGATACTTATGACTTAGGTAGTTCTTCACAACAATGGCGAAACATATTTATTGATGGTACTGCTGAAATTGATACTCTTGCTCTTAATGGTACTACAGTAACTTCAACTGCTGCTGAACTTAATATTCTTGATGGAGTTACTTCAACTGCTGCAGAATTAAATTTACTTGATGGAGTTACTTCTACTACTGCTGAGTTAAATATACTTGATGGTGTTACATCGACTGCATCTGAATTAAATATACTTGATGGAGTTACAGCAACTGCAGCAGAAATAAATGCTCTTGATGGTATTACTTCAACAGTTGCAGAACTAAATATTTTAGATGGTGTTACAGCTACAGCAACTGAAATAAATTTACTTGACGGTGTAACATCTACAACTTCTGAATTAAATATTCTTGATGGTGTAACTGCAACTGCAGCAGAAATAAACGCACTTGACGGTATTACTTCCACAGTTTCAGAATTAAATATTGTAGACGGTAATACCTCTGCTACTTCTACTACACTTGCAGATGCTGATAGAGTAATAGTAAATGATAACGGTACTATGGTACAAGTTGCATTAACAGACTTTGAAACTTATTTTGAGTCTGCTCTTGATACACTTTCTAATGTTACAACTGTTGGAGCACTAAACGCAGGTAGCATTACAAGTGGCTTTGGTGCAATAGATAACGGCTCGTCTGCTATTACTACAACAGGTACAGTTACTTATGGTTCTTTATCAGATGGTACAATAACTATTACAGCTTTTGTAGATGAAGATGACATGTCTTCTAACTCTGCAACGCTTGTACCAACTCAACAATCTGTTAAAGCTTATGTAGATACACAACTAACTGCAGAAGATTTAGATGTAACAACTGATAGCGGAACTATTGCGATTGACTTAGATAGTGAAACTTTAACTATTGGTGGTACATCAAATGAAATAGAAACGTCTGCTACAGGTAATGCCGTAACTATAGGTATTCCGGCTGCTGCTCAGATTACAACTTCATTAGGAATCGGTGGTGGTTCTACTAATGGAGTACAGATTTCTCAAGGTGCTATTGCTATTAAAAATGGCGGTACACAATCATACATAGATTTTTATTGTGAGTCTTCAAATGCTCACTATGCAAGATTACAAGCACCAGCTCACTCAGCATTTAGTGGTAATATAACTTTAACACTTCCTGCAACTACAGGCACATTAGCACTTACTTCAAGTAATATTACAGGTAACGCAGCTACTGCTACAGCTTTAGCAACTGCTAGAACTATTCATGGTGTTTCTTTTGACGGTACTGCAAATATAGATTTATCTGAAGTTGTACAAGATACGGTAGGAGCTATGTTTAGTTCTAATACTGAAACAGGTATAGCAGCTACTTACGAAGACAGTGACGGTACTATTGATTTAGTTATTGGTAGTGATGTTATTGTAAATTCTATGATAGCAGACGATGCTGTTGCTAATGCTCAAATAGCAGACGATGCTGTTGATTCTGCTCAACTTGCAGACGGTAGTATTGATACAGTGCATATTGCTAATGACCAAGTTACAGGTGATAAGTTAGCTAATGATATTACTATAGCAAATAATTTAACAGTAGCTGGTAATTTAGCTGTTACTGGAACTACAACTCAAACAGGTTCTGTAGTTAGTGATTCTAACTTTACAGGTTTATTAGATGAAAATACAGGAAACTCAAGTGACTTTGGATTTTATGGTAAATATGTAGAATCTAGTGCAACTAAATATGCAGGTCTTTTTTATGATGCTTCTACAGATAATACTTTTAGATTATTTGCCGATACACAAACAGTTCCCGGCACTACAGTAAATACTGGAGCAACAGGATATGCTGCTGCTGATTTAATTGCTGCAGGAATAACAGCGACTACTGGTACATTCTCTGGAGACTTAAATGTTGATAGTGGTGTTTTATTTGCAGATGTAAGTACAAATAGAATTGGTATTAATGAAACAACCCCAACAGTTTCTGTAGACTTAGGTACAAACACTGATGCTATTTTAATACCAAAAGGTACAACAGCACAAAGACCAAGTGCAGAAGCAGGTCAATTTAGATATAACACAACTACTTCACAGTTTGAAGGTTATACAGATGAATGGGGTGCTATTGCTGGTAGCGGTAGTGGAGGAAGTTCTTCTGTATTTGCTAAAAGCACTTTTGCTGGAGATGGCTCTACAACAGCATTTACTCTTGCTAAAAGTATGTCTAGCGAAGATGGTTTGATTGTATTTATTGATGGTGTTTATCAAGCTGATAATGTTTATTCAGTATCTGGAACTACTTTAACATTTGCTACAGCTCCTGTTAATAGTAGAGTTATTGAAGTCTTTCAATTAGAAGGTGGTATTGTTGGAGTTGCTCCAGTAATTGCTACTATGACTGGTGATGGCTCTGATACTACTTTAGCTTTAGGTACAAGTCCTGATTCAGAAAATCAAACCTTTGTAACTATTGATGGTGTTGTACAACATAAAGATACTTATGCAGTTTCAGGTAGCACACTAACATTTAGTGCTGCTCCTCCTACTGGTACTAAAGTAGAAGCTATTACTTTTAACAATGTAAGTGTTGCAACTTTTCAAGATGCTGATGGTGATACTAAAATACAATTAGAAGAAAGCACTGACGAAGATACTATTAGAATGGATATTGCTGGTACTGAAGTATTAACACTAACTGACAGTGCTATGACACTTAAAGGCACAACACCTACTTTAACTATTGGTGATGCAGGTGCAGAAGATACTAAGATTGTTTTTGATGGTAATGCACAAGATTTTTATTTGTCACTAGACGATAGTGAAGATATGCTTACATTTGGTGTAGGCTCAACTGTTGGTTCAAGTAGATTCTTTTTAGCAGATAGTTCACAAAGAGTTGGTTTAAATGGTTTAAATCCTTCTAATTACTGGACATCAGCAGATGATTTAGTTTTAGGTCAAACAGCTTCGTCAACAAATACTGGAATGAGTATAGTAAGTGCAACTAATAGTGCAGGTTCAGTTTATTTTGCTGATGGTACAAGCGGTGCAGATAGATATAGAGGAATAATATCTTATACTCATTCTACAGATTCTTTTGATTTTCATACTAATGCTGTTTATGCTATGAGTATTGATAGTTCAGGCAAACTTGGTATTGGCACTACAGCTCCACAAGCACCTTTACATATAGTAACGTCTAGTTCAGAAACTGATTTAAAACTTCAATCAAATACAGGTGGAACTGGTTCAGCACATGGTGGAAGATTAATACTTCAACTTGGTGCAATGAGTAATTCAGGCTCAGGTAATGCTGATACACAAGCAGGAGATGTTCTTGGTTTAATTCGATTTGATGGGCAAGGTACTGATTATTCTTATCAGGGTGGAGAAGTTTCTGTAAAAGTTCAAACAGGAGATGGGGATGACGATAGGTCTACCCAAGGTACTCAAATGTCATTTAAAGTAATGAATGTAGGAGTTCCTTATGCAGAAGAAAGATTTAGAATTTCTCAAAATGGAGATTTAACAGCTACAGATACGACTATTGGCTCTCTTTCAGATGAAAGAATTAAGAAAAACATAGCTGACTTTACAGGCGGTTTAGACTTAGTTAAAAGTTTACAACCAAGAACTTTTGAGTTTAAAGATGAAACAGGCAAAAGAAAATCAGGAACTCGTAGAGGTTTTGTAGCACAAGAAGTTTTAGAAGCAGATGATTATTGGATTTATGAACAAGAAGCTAATGATAAGAATGATGCAGAGTATGAATATACAAAAGATACTGAAAAAGTTTATGTATCAAACTTATCAGATAAAGATGCAATGTATGTATCTGCAATAAAAGAATTACAACAACAGATTGAAGCCTTACAATCTGAAATTAACACACTCAAAGGAGGTGACTAAAATGGCAATAAACTATACATGGGATGTAAGCACTGTAGACGTTAAAGAAATAGACAGCAAAGCTGATACTGTCTTTAATGTCCACTGGAGACTTACTGGAACTGATGATACTAATACTGTTAAAGATTCGCAAGACAATGATATTGCTGCTGCTTCTACAGTATATGGTTCGCAACCTTTAGATACTTCAGACTTATCAAGCTTTACAGCTTTTGCAGATTTAACTGCAAGTAATGTACAAGGTTGGGTTGAAGCTGCTATGGGTGCAGATAAGATTACAGAAATGAAAGCTGGTCTTGATGCAAATATAGCTGAGTTAGTTACACCAACAGTTCAAACTAAACAGGTGGGCTAATATGGAAATATCTTCATACCTGATATGGAATGCTTTTATAACATTAGTCCTAGCTCCAATACTCTATAACATTCGACAAAACTCTCAAGAAAATAAACGTGTGGATATTTTGTTAAATAAAACTAGAGAAGAAATAGCTAGAGACTATGTTACAAAAAATGAGTCCAGAGCAGTTATGAGAGATTTAGTAGATAGGTTAGATAAATTAGATGAAAAGCTTGACAAACTGTTTGAATTAAGGTAAAATAGTATATGAAGAAAAAGTACAAAAGAGCAGGTACTAGTTCTGAACGTCAAGACTATCGCAAAGGTGGTCAAGTTTCTAAAGACGGTCCAAGATTAAAAGCTTATACTGGAATGGGTGGAATGGCAGCTTATGGAGCTGATTTTTCTAAGCAGATGTCTCAGGCTTATAATTTTGATAATATAAAGTTTGATTTTTCTAATATACAACTACCAACACCGCCACAAAAACAATCAAATACTGGAGCTAATATGGCAATAACAGAAGAACAAAAAGCAGCTAGTAGAGCTGAATTAGAAAAAGCTAAAGCAGGACAAGTTTCTGCTGCTAGTCAAATACCTGATGTACAACAAGTAGATACCGGTCTTCAACAGCAAGGTACTACTATGGCTGCACCTACAGGTGTAGGAGAAACTATAGTTAGCCAAGTTCCACAAGAGCCAGTAAGCACTGTAGGAACTTTACAAGTTGCACAAACTCCAACAGTTGCACCTGCAGCTACAATGCAACCTGCTCAAGTTGCACAAGCTCCGACAATAACTGCTGCTCAAACTCAAGTAACTGATGATGCTATAGCTAAAGTTGCTGGTGTAGAAAAAATACCTACAATTGACCCTGCAGAAGTACAAGTTAAAGAAGGAGCAGTAGCTCAAAGAGTAGTTGGTCAACTAAGCCCACAAGCAACAGCCACTGCAGCTCAAGCAAGTGGCACGACATTAGCACGAGTTACTAGAGCTAAAAAACAATTAAGAACTGCCGGATTAGACGAAGCAACAATTACTGAATTAGGAGATAATCCAGAAGCATTAGAAGATAGATTAACTGATTTTACTGAAGCACAAAGAGGTGTTATTGAAGGTTTACCTCAAGAAGCATTAATTAGTAATCAAATGGATACTTTATTAAAAGGTATCGAAAGCGGTGAAATACCTACATGGGCAAGACCTGCAGTATCAGCAGTAGAACAAATGTTAGCACAAAGAGGTTTGGAAGCTTCTACAGTTGGTAGAGATAATTTAGTAAATGCTATAATACAATCCGCAGTTCCATTAGCTCAAGCAAATGCTCAAGCTATTCAACAATCAGTAGCTCAAGAAAAAAGTTTAATAGCTCAAGAAGCAATAACTAATACGCAGTTAAGGCAACAAGCAGCATTACAAA